TGTGCTACACCAGAATGCACCCTAATGTCATCTGTTAGAAGTAGGATTTTCTTTCTTTCCCCTTGAGGTATATAACCTGTTTTTTCTTTCATGAACTTTTATTTTATTACTTTTTAAAACTTTAATTTAATATAATAACTAATTTAGGCATATCCAAATATTTTATAATTATAAATTAATCTTCTTTTGGGAGGGTTAAATCATTTGTATTGTGTACCAATTTACGGAATTTTTCATCTGTTAAGTAATGGTAAATTGCTCTATCGGCTAGTTTTTGGAAACTAAATTTATGCCTCACACAAGAAACTTTAAATTCTTCAAATAAATCATCTTGGATCTTTACACTAGTTAAGGTTTTGTTTGTACTCATTTTTTATTATGTTTTTATTTTATTTGTATATCAATACATATGTATAGGTTATTAAGAATGCACACCTTCACTACATAGTTTATTATCCCCAAGGTAAGGGCAAAAAGTACAATTCCACTTTGAACCATTTGGTTTATAATCCTTTTCCTTCATCCCGTTACTATCAAAAGCTTCATTAATAAAATTATCTACTGCTTTTAAAGCTTTTCCGGTTTTATTTTTCCCTGAGGGTGGTTGGAATATTTGTATTCTTTTAATTGGGAATTCTGAGTCTTCCCAAATTTTTCTCTTAACAATAAAGAATTCAACTTCTATATTTTCTACTGGGATATTAAATTGGTCTGCAAAGTATTGTTTATATAAAATTAATTGGAATTGTTTACTTTCATCTTTTTTGGTATAATCATTCCACCCTTTAGTACTGGTTTTTAGGTCTATTATTTTAAATGTGTTAGTGGGTTCATGGTACATTACAACATCAAGAAATCCTTGGTATATTACGTTAGGGTAGCGTTTATTTGGCACTATACTAACAGGTATCTCACACCCCACCAAATACCACCCTTTCTTGGAAAAATACGCCGATTTTTTCTTTTTAAAATAGTCTAAGATTTTAAGACCATCCTGGTAGAATTCATTCATTTCTTGAGAGGTTGTGAAATGTTGGTTGCTATTTTTCTTATATTGGGTTTTATATTCTCCCCTTAATGCTTCCTCAAACATATCTACCATATCTTCCCTATCAGCAACTGCCCCACTTTTATCATACATTACATCTAAATAATGTTGGATTACCTCGTGGATTGCTGTTCCAAAAACTGTATGAATTGATGATGTAAATCTTTTTTTCCCATCTTTATATTGTAGGGCCCACCTATGGGGGCATTGGGTAAACATAGAGAGTTGGGAGAATGAAATGTTCTTTTGGTACCCATAGTTTATCTCCTCAGGTTTATATTCCCTTATGTCTTTTACTATTTTAGGTAATTTCTTTTTCATAGTTTTCCAAGTTTTCTTTCAAAATTTATACAATATAGTGCCATTTAATTGAAACTACCACGAATTCAATCTTCCACCCCATTATATTAATGGTAGGTTCATCTTTATAATCGTGGGGGTTTTCTTTAAAATCTACCTCATACCCTTTATGTTTAAAACAATTTGATAGTCTTACGCAAAAGGACTTTGGGAGTTTTTGAGGGTGGGTATACTCATATTGTCCTTTATAGGTAGTTTTATGGATACCTATTATTATATTATTTAGGGCTGAATTATAAGCACCATCTGATTCTGTTGATCTTTTGTTTGTGGAATTAGCATGTGGTAAATCTTTTTCTTCTAACATAACTTTTGTTTTAGGTTGTTTATATTTCACACCCACGCTTCTCGTGTTCATGCTCACTATAAACGTTTAAATTTAAATAATCACCTAAGTAACTATCAACATAGCTGAAATTGTTTTTTTCAGTTTTGTCATACTTAACAATGAAATTAAATTCATCTTTGGTAACATACTCTTTGGTATTTACCAACATTTCAAAATGATTGTACTCTTGTTGAGCTTCGTATAAATCGTAATCTGTCATAACCTTTATTTTTTAAATTTTTAATAATTAACTTAGCTTCGCGCCTCATTTACCCTGTAAATATACGAACAAGGATTGGCTTTTCCAAGTCCTTGCGCGGAAGTCTTTAATATTTTATAGTAAGATCATTATCTTCTTCAGGGTTTTCTTTTGCCCTTTCATTTAAAATTTTATTTTTTCTCCACCCTGAAGTTGAGGATGTATCTAATAATTTATCTTCTCTTACTTTTTGTTCTTCAGAAGATTCACTTGCGTAGCCTTTAGGGAATCCATTATTATAGAGCTCCACAATTTCGGATTCTTTACTATCTTCTATTTCTTCTTCTCCAGGTAAGGTAACACCTGGTGAATTCACATTCAAAATGCTTTCTCCATCCTCGTCATCATCTAAACCGTCATTTAATGTTGAATCCCAATCATTATCTTCTTTGATTTCAACTTTTTCACCATAAAGATTTTCTCTTGTTTTAGGACGTAACTGAGCAAAAGCAAAATTAGCTGCAATTACAAGAGCAATAGCTAAAGGATCAAACACAAATATAATAGTTAATAAAAGATAATTAATAATTTGATCCATAGGCATGCCCGTTAAACCTGATAGGTATTTTAATGGGCCTAATTCTCCTGCGATATCATTATTTATTGATACTTCTACGATTTCAGTTTCGTATTCAAACAGTTTAGTATTTAAACCATCTAATTTATTATTAATTATAGTTTGTCTATCTATTGCTTGATCTAATTGTTTTTCTAATGCTTTTCTTGTTGATGATGAAGTTGTAGTTATTAACACACCTTCGGCGTTAGTATACTGTATAACGTTGTTAGCTAAGCCGGAACGTAAAGCAGCCACGGCTTTGTTGATACTTTCCTTTTCACCAATGTATACGTTAAGTTGTTCTTTAGTATTATCCCTTCTAGTTTCAATTAAGGATATTTGTGAATCAATACTTCCAGCTTTAGCTGAGGTTTCTTGATAAGCTGAGGAGAGAAAACCATATATACCCATACTAGTAATTAGTATTAATACAAAACAGGCGATTGAAAGGTAATATTTAAGAAAGGTAGGTAGAGATTTTCTATACTGGTATAAAAGTGAAGCAATAACTAATTTAGCTACTTCTAAAGAGGCAGCCATTACTATAACGGCAAATGCTGCTCCTGCAAATAATTTACTAAGACCACTTACTGAATAAAAAGCAGCAGTTGCACTAACTGACAATGCTGCTAAAGTTATAATAAATGGAAATATTCTTTCTTGTATTTTTTTAAGCATAATTTTAAGTTTTAGTCTCTAAAACCCTTATGCTTATCTATGCGATCTAAAATTTTATTCAATTCTTTAATTTTAATTAGACCAGCCATAGAAGCATTTTTAAGAGCACTTATTAACTGTAGTATCATGAACGGTACGATAACTACTTCAGATAACCAAGCTGTTCCTACAAATCCTTTTTCAACCATTAAAATTACGGTTAGTATAGCTAACCATACAAAAGTATTTCTAGTTATTTTAATTGCTTTATATGTTTTAAATCCTTCTCTTTTAATCCCTGCCCAAATCCCAAAAATACCATCTAACCATAGTACAGCTACTACAGCTAAATATTGCTCCACATTATCCATTGATAAATTTAAAAAATAAGTACACAAATATGTACAAAATGATGTTACTCCCACTAATCCGATTTTTGCCGTCATTATTTGTTTATTTTTTCGAATATTTTTTCAAGGATAGAATCCATTTTGTCCAATCTTGAAATAATAGCATTGCTTTGACTTTCCATAACGGCCAGTTTCGTATCGCGGACGGCATCAAGTTTTTCATTTTCATGTAATTTTGCTTTTAGTATATCAATTTCTTTATGGTTTTGGGTTGTTTGAAATTTTGTATAAAAGAATCCAGATGCTAATACACCCAATCCACTTATAATTTCTATCATCATTTCATTCATTAAGATCGTATTTTAATTTAGTCTGAGCTGTTGTAAATTATACTAATTTATTTTCTTCAATTTCTTTAATCATCTCAAAATGGATTTTTGCAATTCTATCTCTCCCCTCTTCACTTAATAAATAGTTATGACAATTAGTATAATTAGTCATAAAGAAATTTTCAGATAAGATAGCAGGCATTAATGTTTTCCTTAATACCCAAAAATTTGATTCTTTGTGTCCCCTCATTTTTTCATCAGGGAATTCTTCTTTTGATTTATCTAATAAAACTCTTGCAATTATATCTGATTTTGTTTGACCTTCTGAAGTATACACTGACCAACCATTTGCTGATTCTTTATTAAAAGCATCGGCATGGATTGAAACATAGATAGATTTTCCATCTTTATCTGATCTTTTACGATGTATATCGTTTGCTTTATTAGTACGTTTACTTAATGAAATATCTTCTTGGGTATCTACTAAATTAATACATTCTATTCCTTCTTCAGCACACATTTTAACTAAACGATTTACAATCGCTCTGTTAAACTCACCTTCAAATAATTGAGAACCATCATCCCAAACAGGTGATCTTTTACCTGCAGTTTGATATTCTCCATCAATTATACCCCCATGACCATTATCTAGTATCCATAAATAGTTGGATTTTGGAGTAGGGCAGGTTGATGTAGCTGAAATGTCATATTCAGTATTACATTTAGGACATTTTACTAATTTACTCATTTATTTTTTGTAAAAATTTTAGTTAATCCATCAATACCAAAGGAACCTAGGGTAATGATAACAAATGAATTAAATATAGTATCAGTAATTAATAATTCTTTACCCATTAAACCCGTAATGATGTCAGCTGCTGCAAATATAGTCATTATTACAAAGGATGCAAATCCTACTACATTTTTTTCATTTATTGAATTATCATCTTTAAAAATATCTTTAAAAGCCATGATTTTATTCTTTATATTGTTGAACATATAGAAACTATTAATTATAACAAGTTGTTACTTATAAATATAAAGAAGGGGATGCTATTGCACCCCCTCTTAAAAAATTAAATATTTTTTTAATTATTTACTTAATAAACCTTTTACCCAAGATTTTAATAAATCCCAGTTACGTGTAGCAAATACACCAAATGCGAATCCAGCGTAGATTTTATAACCAAATACCCATAAGATCAAACCTGCGATTAGACCTAATACACCTTCAATACCATTACCTTCTAACCATGCTTTAACGGCATTGATTACTTTTTTAGCCGCACTTAATTTCTCGACTATTTCTTTTTTTACTGCTTTTTTACGTGCCATAATTTATAATAATTTAATAATTGTGTTTATACATACAATAGAATGAGGGGGTAGCGAATCCCCCTCATCCAAGCCGAGAACTATCCCGGTCCTAAGTGTGGTCTTCAAACCACAATTTCATATTTATTTATATACTACCCATCACAAGAAATGCATTCGTCGCTTGTTCTAGAACCTAAATCACCTTTAATTACTGAATCAGTTCTTAAATAATAAAGTGTTTTAATTCCTAGTTTATGAGCCTCCATATGCACTTGATTTATCCATTTAGGAGAATCTGTTGGGTCAAAAGCAACGTTAAGAGATTGGGTTTGATCAATATATTTTTGACGTATAGCAGCTTGTTGTATTAAAGCTAATTGGTTAATTTCAGGAAAGGTTAAAAATATTTCTTTTTCATCTTCTGTTATTATATCATTAGATAGATTAGCTACTGATCCATTATCAACTAATATCTGATCCCATACCTTATCTTGGTTTTTGTCTTTACTAATTAATAGTTTTTCAAGTTCTGGGTTTCTAACAATAAATGTTCCCTTAGCACCATTAAATACATAAACATTAGCTGGTTGGGGTTCAATTCCAGCTGAACAGCTATTAATGCGGGAATTTGATACTGTAGGGGCAACTGCCATTACATGAGTATTTCTCATTCCTGTTCCTCTACACCATAGTGGCTCTCCATATTCTTCAGCCATTTGTCTAGAGGCGGCTTCAGCCTTTTGTCTAATATCACTAAATATAGTATGAGTCCAAGCAGTTGATGCTAGTGAATTAAATGGTAAACCCTTTTGTTGGAGGAATGTATGCCACCCCATTACACCTAAACCTAATGCTCTCCCTTTTTTAGCTGATCTATGTGAGCGTTCCATTGATTCTCTACCATTAGTTTTAACGATAAATTCTTCCATTACTCCATCTAAGAAGTAAGTAGCCATCTCAACTACATCTGTATTTTTCCACTCATCATACTTAGCTAAGTTTAGAGAAGATAAACAACAAATAAATGAATGTTCCTCATCTGTGTGTAAAGTAATTTCAGAACATATGTTAGTCATTGTAACATCTAAGTTATTCATTCTATATGCTAAAGGAT